TTCTAGTTAATTACCAATACAATGGGGGAAGCAGAAATGTTTCCCCCTTTTTATTGCGATAATGGCAACCAGTAAACTCAACGCAGTTAACACGCTTCTTGCCATTATTGGCGAAGCTCCTGTGAACAGTCTTAATCCGCCACTGACAGGTGATGCAAGCCTGGCAGATCAAGTTCTTGATGAGGTGAGCCGAGAAGTTCAAGGTGCAGGGTGGTCTTGGAACACAATGCTTTATGACTCCATTCCTTTGGACGCTTCTACAGGCCAATCCCAGCTTCCTAGTAACACCTTGGCTGTACGGTTTAATCCGCTTACCTATCCGACGCAACGTTTTGTTCTTCGGGGTCTGCGGCTTTTTGATCGCGTTAAAAATACATACGATTTGAGGACCAGCCTTGGAGTAGCTGTAACCGGAAACAACAGTGATCTTGTTGCTGAGATTGTTGAAGAACTGAACTGGGACAGCATTCCTGAAACTGGCCGTCGTTACATCACCATTCGTGCTGGGCGTATCTTTGCTAACCGTGCTGTGACTTCTGCCAGCATTGAAAGCTACACAGCTGAAGATGAGCAAAACGCTCTGCAGATTTTAAAGCGTACTGAAGATATGGCTCAGAACTACAATTTCATCAGTGGTCCAGATGATATGTACGGTGCTCGTGTAATTACTAACTTTGGTCCCGATATCCTGAGCCGCTGATGTCTAAAGAACTATTCAGTCAAATTATCGGTCCACTTAATAAAGGAGTTAACCAGCAGGCAGATAGTTTTGTGCTGCCTGGTTTTGCCAAGACTCTTGAAAACGGTAACTGTGACCTTGTTGAGGGTCTTAAAAAGCGGCTAGGTTCTGTTCCTGTAAAACGAATTGATACACTAACCCGCAACACTGGAGGCAATACCCTAGTAGGCGCCATCAAATGGGATGAGGCTTGGGTGTATGTCTACAACCGCAGTAGTACAGAACGTTTCATTCTGGTTGTAGCTGACGACAGTAGAACGGTTAGCCGCACAGGAAACATTACTAACGGCTCTGCTGTTATTGCTTCTGTCAGCTCTATGACAGATCTGTTTGTTGGTGCTGGTGTTACTGGTACAGGTATTCCAGCTGGAGCAGTTATTGCTGATATTGATGTAGCCAACTCTCGAATTACTCTTGACCGTAACGCTACTGCCACCACAACAGGCGTTACTTTAACGATTGAATCTAACTTTACTTTTGTCAGCGGAGTCTCAAACGTTCAACCTATTAGTGGAATCCTTCCTACGGTTGTTCCTGTAGAACAGACGTTTGCAAATGTTACCTCCGCCAATCTTGAGTACCTACGTGGATCTGGTAGGGCTCGTGATCGGTTTAGGGCTACGTCGTTTCAAGACTATGTCTTTATTACAAACATTCAAAAAGAAGCTGCGTATGACAGCACTGAAACGCTAACTCGTTACAACATCAGCAATATCAGTGGTAACTTCAGACCGACTCGTGCTCAGGTCTGGGTCAAGCTGGTTGACTATGACACTGAGTACTCCGTTCACATTACCCTTGATAACGGCGACGAGATTAGTGGTCACTACCTAACTCCATCTCTTACTAACGCTTCAGGTGACGCAAACGTTGTTAGTTCTGCTGACATTGCCGCAAGAATAGTAAGTTTTACAAATACCATTACTGGTTCAACATCTATTGGTAGCTCTACTATCACTAGTGTTACAGCTACAGACATTGTTCAAGTTCATGGCGGAGAACGGATTACTGGCACTGGCATTCCTGCTAACACTTTTATTGGTACTGTCGATACAGTTGCACTGACCTTTACTCTGGTCAACGAGGCTGGTACAGCTGTTAACGCAACTGCTAACGGCTCTACCACGCTGACCATTGGTCACGGTCTTGATGAAGTTGACGTGCACAACGAGCTCAACTTTGAGGTTGAAGACTCTCAAATTCTGATTACTTGCGCCAACGCCAACCGATTTATCCAAAGCATCGTCGCAGCTGATGCTCGGGGTAACACCCTGATGGCTGGCTTCTCCAATCAGGTGACCAACATCGTTGAGCTTCCTCCGTTCTCTTGGGAAGGCTATACAGTTCTTGTGGCTCCTGATGGCTCGTCAGATCAAAGTTCGTACTACCTGACGTTTAACGCAGAAAACACTACAACAAACGGCGACTTTGCTCGTGGTGTGTGGGAAGAGGATGCTGGTTGGGGTACTCGTGGTCAATACGACAGAACCACAATGCCTCACGCCTTTGTCTATTACAAAAACGACAACGGCCTAACTAGATTTACTTTCCAACCGTTTACTGGAGCTGCTTACACAGACGGTTCTACTTCTATTGATCTTCCTGGCTGGACTACACGACTCGCTGGTGACGAGGACGAACTACCAGGACCTTCATTTATTGGAAACACAATTAACGACATTGTGTTCTTCAAAAACCGCCTTGGCTTTGTAAGCGGTGAAAACGTCATTCTGAGTGAAGCAGGTGCTTACTACAACTTCTGGCAACAGTCAGCTTTGCAAGTTGTAGACAGCGATCCTATTGACCTGACAGCAGTCAGTAACGACGTTGCTGTGTTGAACTATGCGTTGCAGCAGCAGGACGAACTTATCCTGTTCTCCAACGAAAACCAGTTCCGTCTCTACTCAGGTGACAACGTTACGTTCTCTCCAGAAACTGCTTCTGTTGGTCGTATTAGTTCCATCACTATGGAATCTAAAGTACGTCCTGAACAGGTCGGTCCTCAGGTTATCTTCCCAGTTAAAGAAGGTGACTTTACTGGTCTGCACACGTTCATTACGACTGACCGAACTGTTGGTATCAACCTGGGACAAACGGCAGTTATTACAGAAACTGTTCCCAAGTACATCCCTAAGAACATCGACTCGCTGGCTGTTAGCCGTACAGACCAGTACCTCATAGCTCTTAGCAGTGATGATTCTGATGCTCTGTATGTTTACCAGTTCTTCTGGGAAGCTTCTGGCGGCTCATTGACCAACAGACAGAACGCTTGGCACAAATGGACCTTCCCCAACAAAGAGATTCACTGGTGTGACTTTGTTGAGGGTACGTTGTTTAAGCTAGTTAGCTACAACAACAGCGGTACAACTGAGTATTACCTTGAAGGTTTGAATGCCTCCCGTCCGCCGCAAAACCCCAATAAGCTGTTCCTGCTGGATCGTCAGCTTTCTAGCTCAATCACAACTGATTTGGGTGCTGTAACGTTCAGCTACGACGCTCCTACCAACAAAACTACTGTTAACCTGCCTTACCGTACCGTTAACACCAGCCAATTTGCTGTCATCAAGGTCGATTCAACAGATGCAAACGAATCTGAAAAGCGCTGGGTCGTGGCTACTAATATTCCGGCTGGTGTTACTAGTTTCGTTTGCGATAGCCTTGGGGATTTCTCGAGCAGCTCTTGGGTCTTTGGTGAGCAATATACGTTCACTTTCAGACCGCCTCAGCTTATGCCTTACTCAAGAACAGCAACTGAGAACACTTTTATTGGTAATCGTACTGGTCGTTTGCAGCTTCGATATGTTGATGTTTATTACAACGATTCTCGCTACTTTACCGTCAGGGTAACTCCTCAGCATCGACCTGCAGTTACGTATGAGTTTGACCGTCGAGAACCGTTAAACGGAAACATTATTATCAGCCAAGAGGGGGATTTTGATGAGTCCAAATTCCGTGCCTATATTCAAAGCAAGAACGACCAAGTTACAGTGGAGCTAGTGAACAACAGCATCGACCAGGCTAAGTTCATAGCTCTCGAGTGGACTGGTCTTTACTTTGATGTTGCGAGGAAGTACGGCTGATGGAGTCTTTATTGTCGCTGTTTACCCCAGAAGTTGGGGCTATAGCTGAGTTTGGTTTAAACATTGCTTCAGCAGCTGCAGGTAAAAGCGCTACATCTATTGCAGCTTGGGGTAAATGGGAATCTGACACTGTTCAAGCCATTAGAAAAGCAGCTGAAATTGACAAGCAAAATTTCAGGGCTTATCAAGTTGATCTTGAGAACTGGTTTAAACAGAGCAAATACACTGAAGAGCTACGTCAGTATGAATCAGCTCTACAGAAACAAGCAGCAGAACTGAAAACTGCTACTTCTCAAAGCGCTTTGCAGGAGATGGGTCGTCGTCTTGCTGACCTTGATGCTCGGTTCTATGAACAAGAAGCAGCAGCAACTATTCAATTAGAAAACATTCGGTTGAAGTCTGTTGCTGATTCAGTAAAACGAGTAGCCAGTGGTCAGGTCGGTAGAACCATTGAACGGATTGGTAATTCTTACCACCAACAGTGGCTAGCAAACGCCAGCAACAGGCAGATCACCCGTCAATACAGAATTGCAGACAAGCTTTCAGCAGGTAAAGCAGCTTCTATTGACGCTCAAAACAAAACTAACTCTGTTGCTCTGTACAACCCAAGACCTTACGCAGATCCCGTGCAGCCCTTAGCTCCTATTCCTACTGATACCTATCTGCCTAAGCAGCCAAGCGTGTCTGGTAGCTTGAGTATTCTTGATGTAGCAGGGATTGCTTTGAAAGCCGTTAAGTCCTATGAGGAGATGAGACCTCCTCAGGGAGACACGGAAAAACCAGAAGACAAACCAGCAGACAAACCGCCAGCAACTCCAGCTCCAGCTCCAGCTCCAGCCCCCGCCCCTGAAGAGAAGAAATGACTAGCAGCTTTGGTATCTCGCCTCAACGGCAGCTCCGTGAAACGTTTGAGCGTCCTGAAGAGCAAGCTAGACCAGCTGCTCCCGCTCAACCTACCCAGACTCCTCTACAACGAGGTGGTCAAACTCTAGATTTTCAGGGGTATCAAGAAGACATTGCTCTTAAGCAAAGGGTCTCGAGCATTGCTGATTTTGTTGAAGCTGGTACTGGGATAACTAAGCTTCTTGTTGAAAAGGAGGCTAAGCGTCAGGTAGCAAACGCTGCTCGTGCTTACGATCAAGCTGCTGCCTATGAAGCTGACACAGCTGAGATCGGTGAGGCTGCAAAGATCCTTCGTAAACAAGGACAGAACGCTCTTGCTGACCAAGTTGTTTCTACCAACCCTTGGTTCCGTTACGGCTGGTTAAAGAAGAAGTCTGAACACGCTCCTGCTCAAACCATCCTTCACACGCAAGATTGGTTAGATACCAATATGCGTCGCCTTGAGCAGATCGAGGATCCTGCTGAGGTCACGTTTGAAATCAATAATCAAGTTCAAAAGTATTACAAAAAGAACTACCCAGATATTCCCAACAATCTTTATGAAGCAAACGTTGCTCCTGTTCTTGCTAAGGCGGTTCCTCAGCTTCGTGCCTCTGTCTTAGAAAACCACCAAAAGTGGAAGATTAACTTTGCCAAGCAGGAAGCCTTTGAGGGCCTGTTTAAGGGTCAAAAGACTTGGGCCGCTACTTACTTTCAAAGCCGTAGCAGTTCTGCAAACTTAGCTGCTACTAACCAAGCTTTTGCTGCAAACTTTTTAAAGGCTCAGGCAGATTACCTAAAGAAAGGATTTACTAAGCAGCAGTTTATTACTAATGTTGTTACGCCTTATCTCAAAGCAATCCACATTGATGCTGACGATAACGGTGTCAACGACATTGCTGAGCTTGGCTTGAGCAGTGCAGTAGAAACCGCTCTCAACATCAAGATGCCTGAAAACGGGCAGATGCTGTTTGATTTGCTTGATCCTGAAAGTGGTGTTCCTCTAGGTCGGATCTACCAGCAAGCAAAGCAGTCTGCCTTGATTAGTCGGAACCAGTTTGAGAACGCTCAGCAACAACTGGACTACCGTGAGTCCACCAAGTTTATGGAAGGACTTGAGTACACTCTGGATCGGGAACTGGCTGGTTTGACTGGAGCCGAGCGCAGCCTTAGACAGCGTCAACTTTACAAACAATTTGAAGACGCACTTGAAACTGGTAAACCTGTCTCTTTGTTTGTTAAAGATCTAACTACTGGTCAAGTTACACAACAAAACGTCAAAATTCCCTATGGCGTTAGTACTTCAAAATTAATCAAAAAAATCTTTACTACTGGGGCTCCTGCTGACCCCATTAAGTACAACCAAGATTTGATTGACGCTACTACGCGTTTGGCTCTTGATCCTACGGATACGTTGTCAGATCTTCTTGAGCAATATGAATACGGAAGTACTGAATACAAAGCTCTTCAAAGTCAGGCGCTGAAAGCTCGTACTAACTTCAGCGAAAAACAGTGGACTACCGAAACTAACAAAATCAAAAACGTAGCTGCTTTGGCTGTCGCTGAAGCAAACGCGTTGGATTTGAATGAAAAACTTAGCGGTGTAAACAGTGTTAGAGCTACTAAGCAAATCAAAGCTCAATACAAAGAAGCTTTAAAGCTACAAAAACTAGAAGCTCAAAAATACGCTGAGCGTTACACTCGTTCTCGTATTAACCAAGCCAGTGCAGAAGAGCTCAAAGATCCTAACTGGTGGACTTCTCTTGAAAAGGATGTTTCTGATGTAATTAAGTACGACGAGACCTTAAACAACACTGAACAGTTCCTGCCTGGCAAAAAGCGGACTACTGCTGACAGCTTGTTTGCTGAGACGCGCAACGCAGCTGGTGAGGTTATTGACGCCACTCGTTTGCTTAACAACGAAAACTTCTTAAGGCTCAACAAGGGTCTGTTTAAGACCAACACCCTGCAAAATTACTACAAAACTGAGCCTATGTTTTCTCCGGTTACTGCAAACAACATTGCCAGCGTTGTTCAAAGTAACCAAGGCTCATTTACCCCAGAAGCTCTGGCTGAACTTCGTGACGGGTTTGCACTGGCTAAAACAGCTAACTCTGCTATTACCTTGCCTGAGTTTCTAAAGGGTCAGTTCGGTAAAAACGTTTATGGGTTCTACTCAGACAAAAACAAGACACCGTTGAAATTTAGAGACGATCGAATCAAAGAACTTCAAAACCGTCTTGCAACCACAGCTACCAACAGAAGCACAGAGATTCAATACGACGACCTAAACCACGGTAGTCGTGGTGATGGAGCTATTGATTTTCGTATTAGAGACAAGCGAACTGGTAGCTACAACGTTCACTTCAACGCTCCTGTTTTGATGAAAATTAGGAGAGTTGCCTTTGCCTCTGGAGACTTTGGTCGTTACTCAGAAGCAGAAGTACTGCAACCAGAAGGCGGTCTTAAAAAAGGAGATCTTCTCCGCATTGGACACGCTAAAGGTTTTGGTAACCTAACTCCTGGTCAAATTCTTTATCCAGGTCAGCTTTGGGGTTACCAGCACACTCCTGAAACCTATCAAATTGGAGTTGACCAAGCTGCTGTTCCTGGAGCTGGTCTTCATCTACACGTTGACATCCTGAGAAATGGTGTAAGGCTTAGCCAAGCTGAAACGCGTAGAATCTTCAAAGACATACTAGTAAAACGGCTAGCACCCTAATGCCTCGTATTATTCTCCCCAATGGTCAAACTGAGTATTACGAAAGCGAAGAGGAGCTGAACGAAGCTAAAGCCAGAGCACAAGCTGAAGCTCCTCAACCCACCCCCGCTGCTAAACCTGCACCTAAACAAGCTCCTCAAGCTGCTGCTCCTCAACCAGTAGAGCAGAAAGAAGAGGCTCCGTCTTGGTGGGAAGAAACTCTCAGAACCCTAGGTTTTATGGGGGTTCAAGTTCCTAGTGAAACTACTAAGAGCTTTCAAGCAACAGCTCAATCTACTCCTGCAGCAATGATTGCCGGTATGGCTGGTGGTGATCCCACTGCCTACCTGCTGGCGCAATCAATTGCTACTAAAAAGCCGTTTAAACAAGTTTATAAAGAAGATGTAGCACAAGCAGAGAAGGGTCGCCGTGCAGCTCAAGTTGATATGTCAATCCCTGATGAACAGGGAAGTGTTTATAAATTAGGTATTCCTAAAGATATTCCTGTTCTTGGTGAGCTTAGCGACGAAGGTAGTGTTTATAAGGCTTTTGAGCCTAAGACTGAAATCGGTAAAACTATTGCTGATGTTGGTTCTGCGGTTGTTATGTCAGCATTTTTGCCTGACATTACTCCAACTAAGAAACTCCAAGCTATCTCTCCTCTTAAAAATCTTTTAGCTGGTAAGGGTAGTCTTCGCGCTGCTTTTAAAGCTGATCCTATTAAATACATTCAGCGTTCTATTGGTTCTGCTTACGAGATTGCAAAACGAGTAGCTGTTGATCTTCCTCAAGATTTTATTGAAGAACTGTTTATCTTTGGTATTCCAGAACCTACTGAAGATCAAGTTCGTCTTCGGGATGAGTTGATTAACACTCAAAACCCTGAGATGAGGCAAGCTATTGCTCGTCGCATCTTGACTGATGATGAGGCTGAAGCTGCTTACTACGACAGGTATTTTGGAAACGTTATTCAAAACACAGCTCTTGCAGGGGTTTTTCGTGGGTCCCTCGGTTCTTTAAACAACACCCTGAAGCTGTATCGAGCAAAAGGACGGCTCAAAGCTAAAGATATTGCTGAAGCTGCCAAAAAGCCTGTTGAGGACAGCATTGTTCATTTTGAGCGAGACGCCTTTGAAGTGGTGCGTCGCCAGGAAATGGAAGAGCTGGCAAACCTCAACAACGGTTTTACCTCTCTGTATCGGGATTCTGTTGAGCCTCTAAGTCAGCGAGCTCGTGGCCTTCAAGCTGTTGAGCAAGCAATGGTTGAGCCTGCTGCTCAAATGGAGACCTTTGGCGGTGCTGCTGAAACTGCTCTTGCTGCTCAAACTGAAGTTCAAACTAAGATTGATTTCCTTAATAACCAGATCAAAGCTCGGTCTGAGTCCATTAAAGAGATGGACCAGATGGAAGCCAAAAACCCTGGCTATCTAAAAGGCAAAAACAAGACTCGTTACAACCGTTATCTTCGTCAGATTGAAGATTATCAATCTCAATTTGATGAGGCTACTAAAGAGTTTCAAGAGAAAGCTGGTATCACTACTAGCCTTCAAGATCGTGTCAGCCTTGCTTCAGCTCAAGCTAGCTCGCTGGAAGCTAATAAAAGGATGACTATGGATGGGTTTATCAGTGAGATTGATCCACTGATGACCCGTCTACAAGAGATGGTTGCTCGTCGTCAGGAACTGGCTCCTGATATGGATCTGAGTCAAGATCCTTATTTCCAGTCCTACGACCGTGTTCGGGTTGCGTTTGAAAACTACAAACTCTTTGGTGGTCCTGAGACTTATCAAGGTGCTCCTGGTTTAGAAGAAAAGCGCCTCCGTCTTCAGAATGATCTTTTGGATACCATCCAAGCTGAGTTTGAAGACCTTCAACAGTTTGGTGGTGCTGCTCCTGTTGAAATCAAGCCTGAGGTCATTGAAGCCGCCGCCAAGGCTGCTCAAGGTGAAGCTCCTACTGCTGAAGCTCCTAAAGCTCCTAAGGCTGCTCCTGAGGCTCCTGAGGGGGCTAAGAAGGCTCCTAAGGCTCCTGCAGCAGAACCAGCTAAAGCTCCTGATATGGAGCAAAAGCGGCTGTGGGAAGATCCAACTATTACGCCCCTTAAAACCAACGATGAAGGTCGTGTCGTTGTTGATCCTGATGCCAACGCTCCTAGCGGTGTAACTCCTGAAGTACCTCAAAACAAAGTAGATCGCATCCGTCAAGCTCAAATCAACCTTGGCTTGCGTGATGCTGATGCTCCTGAACAGATTACTGAACAGGTTCGTCGTGCTTCTACTGATGATTCTGTTCGTGCCTACCTGGCTGAGCTAAATGAAATTGAAGCTCTTGAAGCTCGGATGGAAGGAAAGGGTGTTGTTCCTTACAACCGAGACAGCTCTGCCATCAAAGCTCTTGAGCGTTCTGTAGGTAAATATGACACCTACGAAGCAGGCAAGATGGCCATTATTGATGCTCTACGTCGTCTACAAAGCGAACCAGAGGATTACATCGGTCCTGTTCTTAAGCGTGGTTTTAGGGAAGCTGGAAAGCTTGCTAAGGCTTATGACGAGTTTCAAGAGCTGTATGACCTGCTAGCTGCTCGCCGTAAAGGTCGTGCAAAAGCAATGAAGGGCGTCACAAACGCGATGTTTGAGATGGTTGCTACTCCGTTGGCCATCAACATCCACGGAAGTCGTCTGTATCGCGTCACTGAGGCCCTGTACGGCCAAATGGATCAGCTGAGTGATGTAGAGAAAGGATCCTATCGAGCTATTGCTGCTCAAGAAGGTTTGATGCTTTATCAAGCCGTTGGAGACTTTATGAAACTCCGCCGGATGTCTTCTAACTTGCTGTCTATTCAGCAGGCGCGTTACGGACAACAGATGGCTTCTGCCTTTACTGAAGCCCGTATGCGGGTACAAAAAGGCAAAGACCCTGAAAAAGCAATTGAAAAGTTTGTAAAAGATGTTGAATCTTATCAAGCTCAACTTGCTCAAGATGCGATGGATAAACTTCCGTCGTATATCGGTCTTCCTTCTAACCTTCGCAACATCGAAGAAATCCTTAATAAGTTCACTGATCCCAACCTCAAACCAGATGAAAACGATCTAAACGTTTTTAACAAAATTATTGCTCAGCTAAACGTTGCTGGTTTAAACGCTGAAGCCCTGGGGTCCTTGAGCATTAACGGTGACCGCATTCTTGGAACTCAAATCCAAGCTGGTGGTTTGTCTGCCTTTGCTACTCAAGCTTCGTTCCTGCCCCAAACCGCTATTTATGGCGGAGTCAACTGGGTCAACAAATTAGCCAGCGGAAAGATCAATCAACTCTGGAACACGATCCCTTGGTTGGTTGATAAGGAAGCTCTCAAAGCTGCTCAAACTGAAGCCAAAATTGCTACCTTGATGCCTCGAATGATGGCTGAGGTGTCAGGTAACGTTCTTCAGTGGGCTTACAAAGGTCGTCAATTTAACCGAAGCATTATTACTGATGCTTTGGCTCCTCTTGATGACACCTCTAAGTTTGCTGGTCCTCGTTTTAAAGATCCAATTCGGGAAGCTGAACAGCTCAAGATTCTCAACAACCCGAACGGTGTTTCCGAGAACTCAATCTTTGGTCATCTTAAAAAGTACATTCCAGAAGAGCGGTTGCTTAAATACCGCAACAACTTCGCCTTGGATATGGTCAACCTCCATGACCTGTTCTTTATGGGTGACGCCCTAGAGCAAATGGGGACTACTGGGGCAGGTAAGTTTGGACAATTTATGTACAAATACGCCAGCCCTCAAGGTCTTACTGACAGGGCTATGGGTGGCGTTACTCGTGGCGCTGTAACCCCGTTCCAATCCAAACTGCCTTCCGGTGAGCGTATTGGCGGTACGTTGCCTCTTGTTGCTTCTGAGACCAGTACAGAACTTATTGGTGGTCTCTTTGCTAACGCTATGGCAAAGGCTAAGGCCTATATGGATATTGAGGCCATGGTCGATAGCGGTGGTAAGCCTAAGTTTGCTGTTGGTAGCAAGCTGTTTAACGACGCTGTAAACAAGCGTTATATGGAGGAATACCTAGCTCCGATCAACGTTGGTATTGGAGAAAAGGCTGAGACCATTGCTTATGCAGTCAAAGACAAAGATGCTCAGCTGCTGGCAATGGCAATGGATATGATGATGCCTCTTGAGGATGACGTTTGGGGTGGTATTACTAAAGCGTCACAAAAACTGGCGGATTCTGATTACACCCTTCTTAAAGCTGTAATTGCTCCTTACGTCAAAACTCCTCTTAACGCTCACAAATTCCATTTCTATTACTCCCAGCCTCTTCCAATGTTCTCGGAGATTCCTGGTATGCAGGGTCTTCCAATGGGTGTTGGTATAGAAAGTGCTATTGGTATCAAACGTTTGATTCAACAGTTCCAAGGACACGAAGAGCTGGCTGATCGTATTACTGGATTCCAGAGCAAGATATTCCACAAAGATGCTCGAGTTCGTGCTGAAGCTCGCAGTGCTTTGGTGATGTCTACATTGCTTAACACTGGTGTCTTTGCTCTTGTTGAAAGTAACGCTCTAGAGATTACTGGTGGTCAAAACACTTCTTATCGTGAAGCTCTAGACGCAAGTATTCCTGCTTACAGCGTCAAGATTAACGGTCACTGGGTTCCTTATCGTTTCCTGCCTTTTGTTGGTGAGCTTCTTGCTTATCACGCAAACCTGAGGGATTACAAACGTCGTCAATCTGCTTATGGTGCTCAAGAAGTCCTTGGTGGAGCCATTGTGGCTACTGCTCAGACTTTCCTTGATACTCCTGCTATTGCTGGTATTGACACAATGATCGCTGCTCTTAGAGAGCCAGCAAAGGCTGAAGATTTTATCCTTGATTACTTTGAGCGTATTGGTGGCGTTCGTTACCCTGCTCTTCGTAAAGCAGTCCTGAGAGAGTTCTCTGAAGCTTACGCAGCACGTCCAGTTACTAGCGGTCAACGGGCAGGAATCCTTAAAACTGACCGTCCTAAGTACCAAGATCTCTCTGCTGGTGAAGCTGAGCGTTTCACTATTGAAGAGGGTCTTCGCACTTTGCCTGTTGCTGGTCTTCTTGAGTTCCCAATTCGGATGCTGGTCAATAAGGCCAACAACCTTGGTCTTCTGCCTTTGATTGAGGCTATGGATCAAATGAAGGGCAACGAGGTAATGAAAGGTGATTACCGCCAAGCTCACTGGTACAAGCCTGGAGACATCACCTACTTCAACCCTTCAGAACGCTCCACAATGCAAACGTTCTTGGGTCGTCACTGGCCTGTGCCTGCTGATTCTGATCCTGTAGACGTTGAACTGTTCCGTCACGGTATTGAACCTCCTACTCAAGTGTTCCGTCGCTTCGGTATCGTTGCTAACGAAGTTATGGTTAACAGGTTCCGTCGTTTCCTCGGTACTGAATATCGAGGCGCTGACGGTAAAACTTTGGAGGATATCTTCCGGGACACTGTTGAAAACAAAGTTCCGATTCCTGGTTTGGTAAATGTTTACTACAAAGACCTTCCGGACGATGAGCGTAACTCCTTGGTAATCAACCCTGGTGCTGCTCCTGTGTTCGATACAGACGAGGTTGTGACCAAACGTTCTGCTCTAATGCAAATCCGTTCTGATCACATTAATCGTGCTGTTATCGAGTTTTTGACCGGTGAAACGGAACTCATTGAGGGCGCTAATGTAGTTAAAAAGCCCATTCAATACTCCGCTCCTGCTGATGCTAAACGTGAGTATCAAAACTGGAAACTTTCTAAATTTGGTGGCTAACTAATGGCTTTTGCATCAATCACCTACACCAGTGCATCTGGTACCACCTTTGCTCTGACGAATAGTGATGGCAACGCCATTGAGTACCTTCGTCAAAGTGATATCTCTGTAACCGTCAACGGTACTCTCCAAACGATTACTACTGACTACACGTTTAACGCTGCTGGGACCTCGATTGTCCTTAACAGTGCAGTAAGCGGTGCAACAGTTGTTCTGACACGAACGACCAGCATCACAGACGCCACTGTGAGTTTCACTGCTGGCTCTACTCTGACCGCTCAGGACCTTAACAATTCTGACAGACAGAACCGTTTTGCTCTACAAGAGTTCTCAGATACCTACGGTGGTTTGACCACTGGTACTGGTGACCTGAGTGCTCTTGCTGGTTTTATCGGTGGCAGTGAGACGTGGGCTTCTGATGATGCTCACGCTGCTACTACTGGTGGTATTGACAGTCGAATCGATAGCAAAATTGATACCGCTCTGACTGGTGACATCAGTGGTGGTGACGGTGTAACAATCGTTGATGACAGCCCTGCTGCTGGTCAGATTCGTATTGATCTTGATGCTGACATTGCCACGCTGCGCAATATGCAAACAGGAGCTGCAACTGCTCTTGCTGCACTGACCTCTACGGAACTTGCAATCCTTGATGACGCTACGGTCACTACTGCTGAGCTGAATCAGCTTGATGGCAACACTCTGACCAACTCTCCAACTTGGACTTCTAGCACTGATTTCCCTTCAGCTAACGCGATTAACACTCGTATTGTTTCGCAGTTGGATGCTGTCGGTGGTTTTGTAGCTATTGCTGATGATCAAAGCTTCCCAACCACTAACCCTGATCCCTCTGACAACGCTGGTACTGTCGTCAGTATTGCTGATGCTGGTGGGCTTGTAATTGATGGTTCTGGTGAGAGCACC